GTTCAGAACTGATTTGAATCTCATGCCCGGCCTGACTGGCGGTGAGATGGGAGCGTACTACGATGATCTGCAAACAAAATTTAAAGATCTTATTAGCACGTCCAACCAAGTCAAAGAAGCTGCCAATTCAATTGGCACTGCCTTTGGCGAAACCTTTAAAGGATTAATTACTGGGTCAATGGGAGCACGTGAAGCTTTTGCTGGATTCTTTCAAAGCATTGCTAATCATTTTGCCGATATGGCATCTCGCATGATTGCAGATTACATTCGAATGCAAATTATTGGCCTTGCTCAACAATTTTTACCATCTTTTGGCGGCATCTTTGGCGCTGGTGGGGCGCCCAATTATTCAGGTGCTTTTGGTGGAGGTGGATTGGGATCCAGTCAGTTTATGCCTGGCGTCCCATCATTGGTCGGCAGCAGGGCCGTAGGTGGCCCCGTTGCAAGCAGTGGAGCGTATTTGGTTGGCGAGCGCGGCCCTGAAGTGTTTATGCCTGGTCGTAGTGGCACAATCGTTCCAGGTGGAGGCATGGGTGGCACCAACGTCACCGTCAACGTGGATGCAGGTGGCACTAGCGTTCAAGGCGACCAAGCGCAAGCCAAGCAATTGGGGGTTGTCGTTTCGGCTGCGGTGCAGGCAGAATTGGTGAAGCAACAACGCCCTGGCGGCCTGCTCGCTGGTACACGACGCTAATGGCTGTTTTTGATGATGCAACGGTAGGTGTCGCCGCAGGGCAGACCACGCCAGACTTTGGGGCACAGCGCAAAAGCGAACCCAAGGCGCGAACGGTTGCCTTTGGTGACGGCTACGAGCAACGCCTTACGGTGGGCCTAAATCAAAGTCCCAAGATTTGGGATCTGACTTGGAGTGCAAAAAGCAATACGGTGTCAGCAGCCATCGAAGCGTTTTTTGAGGCTCGTGGCGGGGTCGAGTCATTTGACTGGACGCCGTTGACTGAAGTAACATCGTATAAGTTCGTGGTTGCGTCCTGGAATCGTCAGTTTGAATACGCAGACATCTGCACGATTACAGCAACCTTCCGACAAGTTTTTGAACCCTAAATTCTGACACCATGAGCACCATCGTCACCCGCGCAGGCAAAGGCAGCCCGCTGACCCACACCGAGGTTGATTCCAACTTCACCAACCTCAACACCGATAAAGCTGGGTACATCACTGGCGAGGGTGGCACGGTTACGCAGGCCACCAGCAAGAGTACCACCGTGGTATTCAGCTCTCCCGGCAAAAAATGCGGGCAGATTACGATGTTCAACTCATCATTGGCAGCCGCTACCACGGTGACCTTTACGGTTACCAATGCCATGTTTGCCGCCACCGATCTGCTGGTGCTGAACCACGTCAGCGGCGGCACTGCTGGTGCTTACCTGCTGAATGCTCAGTGCCAAACCGGTTCTGCTTTTATCAACGTCCGCAACGTAACGGCTGGCGCATTGGGTGAAGCCATTGTGATCGGCTTTGCAGTCATCAAGGCTGTCACCGCGTAATCAATGGCATACGTCGTAACCGGCTATTGGCTCGCTGGTTACACAACTAGCGACAGCACTGCTGAGGTAACAAGTGCGCTTCAGGAAATTGCCCCTGGCGCACTAATAGAGCTGTTCCAGCTAGAGCTAAACGTATCTCAGCACGGTGTAGCAGAGACGTACTACTTCCACGCTGGCACCAATGCCAACGGTTACGGCGACGTGGTGTGGGATGGCCAAGCGTACATGGCGCTACCCATTGAGGTAGAAGGTTTTGAGTACAGCGGCCAAGGCACCTTGCCGCGCCCCAAGATGCGAATCAGCAATCTGATGGGCACCATCACAGCGTTGATCTTGACGCTGCCAGAAGGTCTGGAAGGTGCCAAATTCACGCGCATCAGAACGCTTGGTCGGTTTCTCGATGCTGCCAATTTTGCGGCAGGCAACGCAAATGCTGACCCGCTCGCTGAATGTCCACGGGAGGTTTATTTCGTAGATCGCAAGTCAGCGGAGAATCGTGACGTTGTTGAGTTTGAACTCGCCAGTGCTTTTGACATGGCTGGTGTCAGAGCACCAAAGCGGCAGTGCATTACCCGTTGTCAGTGGGTCTACCGCTCGGCTGAGTGCAGCTACACCGGCACCAACTACTTCAATGCAAGTGACGCGCCAGTGGGTAATGCAAACCAAGACGTGTGCGGCAAACGGGTTGATAGCTGCAAGGCAAGGTTTGGCCAAAATGCCGATTTGCCGTTTGGCGGTTACCCAGGGATCGGCACCTACTACGCATGACTTGGCTTGATGCAGCATTGGAACATGCGGTAGCGGAAGATCCCCGCGAATCGTGTGGCGTGGTCGTGGTGATCAAGGGGCGCGAACGCTACTGGCCATGCCGGAACCTTGCCACGCAACCTGAGCAGATGTTTGTGCTGGATCCTGAGGATTACGCTGCCGCCGAGGATGCTGGTGAGATCACGGCCATCGTGCATAGCCACCCGGTCACAATGCCGATGCCTAGCGAGGCGGACAAGGTGGCAGCGGAGGCAAGTAAGCTGCCATGGCACATCGTCAACCCCAAGACCAAAGCCTGGGGCACCTATACGCCGTGCGGCTACAAGGCACCATTGATTGGTCGCCAATGGGTGTGGGGCGCGATGGACTGTTGGTCGTTGGCCCATCAATGGTATGCAGAGCAGGGGATCATGTTGCGTGACTGGCAACGACCAACAGATCCAGCCGATTTTCTTGCCGCACCAATGTTTGACGGCTGCTGGGCTGCCACCGGATTCCGCGAGCTGCAAGAAGACGAATACCTCGAACGTGGTGACTTACTGCTGATGTCAATCAACGCACCAGGCTTAAACCATTGCGCGGTCTACATTGGCGACGGGATGGTGCTCCATCACATTCAAGGTCGCCTGAGCAGCAGAGACATGTATGGTGAATGGTTGGCTAAAGTAACCGGAAGGAGGTTGCGTCATGCTCCGTAAGATCAAGCTCTACGGGCAGTTGGCCAAGTTCATTGGCAGGCGTGTGCTCGAAGCAGACGTGGCCACTGCGGCTGAAGCGGTACGGATGCTGGTGGCCAATTTCCCTGGCCTTGAGCAGCACATGGCGGAGCAATATTACCGGGTAACGGTCGGCACCTACGATTTGGAGGAAGCAGAAATACACGATCCGGCAGGACAGCAAGACATTAAGATTTTGCCGGTGATTGCGGGCGCTGGTGCAGTGGGAAGAATTATTGCTGGCGTAGCGTTAATTGCAGCATCATTTATTCCTGGTTTACAAGGAGTTGCAGTTTTTGGCAGCAAACTTTTGGTTACCACCTTGTTGACAACTGTTGGAGCCAGTCTTTTGCTTGGCGGCGTCGCGCAACTGTTGACACCAGTCCCAAAGATCCCGCAAGGTCCAGATACCGACAACGACCCACGCAAAACTTATAACTTCTCCGGCATCCAACAAACATCCCGGCAAGGTGTGCCCGTACCTGCCGTCTATGGCCTTACGCTGGTTGGCAGCGTGGTGATCTCCGCTGGCACCGACACTGTGCAGGTGAAAGTATGACAATCATCGGTGCTGGTGGTGGCATGGGTAAAGGCGGTGGCGGCAGTAGCCGGACACCGAGCACTGCACCAGACAGTCTTGATTCCAGGCAGTACGCCAACGTCATTGACCTAATCTCAGAAGGCGAGATCGAAGGTTTGGCGGATGGCTTCAAGTCAATCTTTCTTAACAACACTGTCCTACAAAATCCCGACGGTAGCTACAACTTTCAAGACGTTACGATCTACACCCGCAACGGCACACAGAATCAAACTTACATTCCCTTAGGTGGTGGCGTTGAAGACGAGAAACCTGTTGGCTTGACAGTCGTTAAGGCGGTGCCTCAGGTTCGCACCATCACTGATGTTGATGTTGATGCAGTCCGCATCACCATTGCAATCCCAGCACTTCAAAAAATCAACAGCAAAAATGGCGACACAGCAGGCGCCAGTGTGCAGCTACAAATTGCTGTGCAATACCAAGGCGGTGGCTACACAACCAAGATTGACGACACCATTACAGGTCGCACGGCAGACGAGTATCGCAAAGATTATCTACTGGAGTTGGTTCGGCCTAACCCCAGTGACATTGTTGACATCAAAGTTACACGCATCACAGATGACAGTACCGACTCACTGTTAAGCAATGCCTTTAGCTGGAGCAGCTACACCGAAATTGTCGATGCAAAACTGACCTATCCCAACAGCGCAATAGTCGGCATTCGGGTTGATGCAGAGCAATTCAGTAGCATCCCAGCTCGCAGCTATCTGGTCAAAGGAATCAAAGTTCAAATTCCTAGTGGTGCAACAGTTGATTCAGCAACTGGCCGCATTATTTACCCTGCTAATTTTGTCTGGAACGGCACATTCTCAGCAGCAACCTGGACATCCTGTCCCGCGTGGATCCTGTGGGATTTGCTTACCAGTTCGCGCTATGGATTCGGCAATCACATCAGCGCAGCACAGCTTGACAAATGGGCATTTTTTGCCGCTAGCAAATACTCCAACGCCCTGGTTGATGACGGCTTTGGCGGTCAAGAGGCACGGTTCAGTTGCAACACCTCGATTCAAACTGCCGAAGAAGCATACAAGCTGGTCAATGACCTGCTGTCCGTCATGCGCTGTCAGGCTTACTGGAGCACCGGCAGTCTGACCATTGCGCAGGATGCACCATCAGATCCGGTGTACCTGTTCAACCAAGCGAACGTCACACCTGAGGGTTTCAGCTACAGCGGCAGCAGCCTGAAGATCAGACCCAACGTGGCGGTGGTCAGCTACCTCGATCTGAACCTACGCGACACTGCTTACGAGGTGGTTGAGGACACCGAATCCATCGCCAAATATGGCGTGGTCAAGTCCGAGATCAGCGCCTTTGCTTGCACCAGTCGCGGCCAAGCCAACCGCATCGGCAAGTGGCTGCTGTTCTCCGAGCGTTACGAGAAGGAAGTATGCACCTTTGCCTCCAGCCTTGATGCCGGTCAGCAGGTACGACCTGGGCAAATCATCCTGATCTCAGATCCGGTCCGCGCTGGCTCGCGTCGTGCTGGTCGCATTGCAGCCGCAACAACTACAACAATCACAGTTGATGATTCTGCCAGCACTGACCTCAGCATTGAAGGCGGCTCAATCCTGAGCGTAATCCTGCCTGATGGCAGCGTGGAACAGCGCGAGGTTTCAACCGTTGTTGATAACGTCATCACCTTGCAGGCGGCGTTGAGTGATACACCAAACGTCAACAGCATCTGGATTCTTGAAAGTCCATCACTCCAAGCAACTACTTGGCGTGTATTGAGCATCAATGAGCAAGATGGCATCAACTACGGCATCACTGCTATTGCGCACAATGAAAGTAAGTACGCCAACATTGAAGATGGAACGCCACTTGAATTCAGAGATTCCACAAACCTTAATGAAATTCCTGCGCAACCCAGTGAGCTGGCAATCATCAGCACGCCGCAAGCTGGCGGTGGAACAAGTCCAGAAGTGCAATATGAACTCAACGGACGCATTGCCGTCAAGATTACTTTTGGTTGGTTTGCACCGCAGGGCATCAAAAAGTTTCGCGTCAAGTATCGCTATGAAGACGACAACTTCACCACGGTCACAGTTCAAGGCACCACGTTCGACATTCTTGACGCCAAGACTGGCAACTACCAGATCCAAGTAAGCAGTGTCAGCTCTAGTGGCATCTTGTTCAGTGAGCCAGCACTAGCGGATTACACCGTGGCTGGTCTTGGTGCAGCACCATCGGACGTGCAAAACGTCAGTGCACTTGCCACCGGAGAGGACATGGTCATCCTCACTTGGAAGCAGGCACCAGAACTGGACGTGCAAGTTGGTGGCCGCGTCATCATCCGCCACGACCCACGGGGATTGGCAACTGCTGAGTGGAACAGCAGCAATGACGTGGTGCAAGCTGTTGCTGGTAGCTCCACGCAAAAGCAAGTGCCGCTGCTACCCGGCACTTACTTCCTGAAATTTGAAGATTTCCTTGGCAACCGCTCGACAATTGCCACTGGCGTTGAAGTGACACTGCCAGAGCCAGAGTCACGTATTGCGGCAAAACAATGGGCCGAGCAAGATCTTGCCACGCCATTCAGCGGAACAAAAACAAACTGCGCTTATGACGCTGGCGAAGCAGCGCTCTTGCTAACGCCTAACATTTACGTTGCCCCTGACTACTGGGAAACAATTTATTGCGCAGGTGATTGCGGTGCCGAATATCAATTTGCAAATACCTTTGACCTTGGCGATGTGTATGACTTCAGGATCAGGCGTTACATTGTCAGCCGTCCGGTTGTTTTCTCGACACTGTTTGATGCCGTAAGTGGCGACTTTGACAGCCAGTCAGGTTTCTTTGATGGCACCGTTGCGGATCAAATCAACGTTGCAACATACGTCCGCACTACGCTTGATGATCCGGCTGGATCACCGACGTGGGGACCGTGGACTGAGTTTGCCAGTGGCATGATCCGTGGCCGTGGCGTCCAGGTAAAAGCTATCTTCACCACGGAGACAGAATTGATCGGTGTTGCCATCGACGAACTTGGTGCAGAACTGGAACTGACCAGGCGGGTGACCACCAGTTTGGCCACGCTGACCAGCAGCAGCAGCGCAGTAACTTCGATCACATTCCCCAACGCCTTCTACAAAGCAGTGACCGTTGGCGATCCCTACTACACCCTGTTGCCCAGCCTTGGCATTACAGCATTATCGATTGGAGCCAATACACACGCAGAAATTACAAACTTGACTCGCACTGGCTTCAATGTTGAGTTTTTGCAAGGCGGTAGCAGACGGGTGGTAGACTTCACCTACAATGCCGTTGGCTACGGACGTGCCTTCTAATGGCTCAATCTGATCAAGTAGTCCAAAACGCAACGTTTCCAACCGTTCGCGCAGACATCAACGACAACCTTGCCGCGCTCTACAGCCAAAGCAGCGGCAACAGCGCACCGAGCGTAACGGTTGCATTTCAGCCTTGGGTTGATACAAGCAGCAGCCCGCCGGTCTGGAAAGTGCGGAACGCATCCAATAGTGCTTGGATCACGGTTGGCGTTTTAGATCCTGCCGGTTTCAACGCAGGTGGCGTCACACAAATTGCTAACGGCGGCACCGGAGCCACGACAGCAACGGCGGCACTGGCGGCACTACTCCCTAGCCAAACCGGCAACGCTGGCAAGGCACTAATAACCAGCGGCACGGTTGCGGGTTGGGATGTGGTCGCGGCAGGTGCATCAATTCAAACATTTACGACCAACGGCACCTACACCCCAACAGCAGGCAAGACCACATTTCTAGTGTTTGCTACGGGTGGTGGTGGTGGTGGTGGCAGATCAGCAAGTGCAATTGCCGCTGGTGCAGGTGGTGGTGGTACTGCATTTAGGCTTTACAACACCACTGAGCTAGGTGCAACTGCTGCTGTAACAGTTGGTGCTGGTGGTACAGGCGCGACAGTCAATGGTACAAATGGAGGCACAGGCGGTAGCACCGTGTTTGACCCCGTTGGAACAGGTTTAACAATTACAGGTTTAGGAGGTGTAAGTAGTATTAGCAGTGGTGGAGTTGGTGGAGGAAGTACAAATAGTTTGGTTAGCCTTGATGGGACCAGAGGCTCCGCTCGCACCGACCTCGGTGTTACAGCTGGTGGCGGTACATTTTTTGCAGGTCGTGGTAGCGGCGGATCTGGCACCGGTTCAAGTAGCAATGGCACCGCCGGTTCAGATGGCATGATCCTTGTCCTCGAATGGTAAACATTATGAAAAACTACGCAATCATTGATTCAACAAACACAGTCATCAACGTTGTCGTTTGGGATGGCCTACCACCTTGGACACCACCACAAGATTGCATCGCTGTTGTTATCCCCACCGGCAGCAGCGCTGGCATTGGCTGGACCTACGTCAACGGTGAGTTCATCGCGCCACCCGAGGTGGTTGAGTAATGGCAGTTAAGGCAAAGACGGGCACTTCATCACTGCAACGCAAAGAGCCAAAACCAAAAACTACCTCCATTGGTAACGGTCTTCATTCGCGGCCACGGCGCAGGAAGCGTTATCGCGGTCAGGGTAAAGGCTAGACTGTCACCATGGCAGTAGCACCCGGCACTTACAACATCAGCCTGCAACGCCGGGCGGATTACAGCGTCACGCTCCAGTTCAAAGACAGCACTGGCGCTGCAATCAACCTGACCGGCTGGACCGTTGCTGCTCAAGTTTGGAATCAAGGTCGCACCACAAAATACGCTGACTTCACCGTTACTTACACCAACCGCAGCACGGGCACCATTGCCATCGCATTGACCAGTGTCCAAGCTGCAACGCTGCCTGATGAAGCGTATTACGACGTACTGCTTACCAATGGTGCTGGCCTCAAAGAGTATTACCTTGAAGGCATTATTTATGTATCAGAAGGCTACACAGCATGACGACTGTCAACGTCACCACAACCACCAATACTGTTGACGTAACAACTGAAACCGGAACTGTAGTTGTTCAAGTTCCAGTTACCTCAACCGTCACAGCAACTACCGCTGGCCCTCAAGGTGCAACTGGCGCAACGGGTTCCACTGGTGCCGCTGGCCCGCCAAAATCATTGACCATCGCCTACCCAGTGGCAGGTGACAACCTGACGCTGTTCTACACGCAGGCAAGTACCACGTTGACGCAAGTGGCAGCAATTCTGCTTGGTAGCAGCACCCCGTCTGTGACCTACAGCCTGAAATACGCCGCTAACCGCTCTGCTGCTGGCACCGCAGCTACAACATCTACCACGGTGACCAGTACCACGACTGCCTCGACGGCAACGTTGCAAAACATGCCGATTCCCGCCAATAACTTTTTGTGGCTGGAGGTTTCAGCCATCAGCGGCAACCCCACAGAATTGAGCATCACTGTTGCCGTCTAGGGTTAGACTTGGGCTACTAATGACTGGGTATCGTGGCCTCGTTTAACAAGTTCAACCAGTTTGTTGCTGACGTGGCCTCCGGTGTCCACCAGTTGCAGACCGGCACCAGCCAAGTTTTTAAGGTGATGCTGACCAACTCAGCACCGACCGCAGCAAACGCAGTGAAGGCAGATATTACCGAGATCAGCGCAGGGAATGGCTATACCGCAGGGGGCGTCAGCGTTGGCACGATTACTGGTTCACAGACGAGCGGCACGTTCAAGTTTGTGGGCGGCACCGATCCCGTGGTTACAGCAAGCGGCGCAGTCGGCCCTTTTCGTTATGTGGTGCTCTATAACGACACCGCCACATCGCCTGCCAAGCCGCTGATCGGCTGGTGGGATTATGGCAGTGCAGTAACGCTGGCCTCAGGCGAAACATTCACGGTGGACCTGGATCAAGCAAACGGCATCCTCACCCTCGCTTGATAGGGGCGCCCAATGGCAACCCTTTTCCTCGATTTTGAAAACGGCAACGACAACTACGCGGGCAGTAGTTTTGCGTTGTTGGCGTCAGGCACTAATGGGCGCATCACGACCGCCACGTTCAGCAGTGCCACAGCTAGCTTCCCGAATGATGGCAGCCTGATTGGGCAATATCTGAGCATCTTTAACGGCAGCATCTACGCTGTCTACAACATCACTGCTTGGGTGTCGTCTACATCGCTGACGATTGCAGCCATCTCCGGTGGCACGTCACTAGCCAACCAAGCAGTTGACCGGCAGTTCTACATCGGCGGGCGGTGGAAGAACATCACCACTGGTGCGACGGATGTGCGCACCATCCCCGGCGACACCATCCGCATCATGGGCAGCCCCGCGCCTACATCGCTGGGGCAAACTGCGGTGTGGACCAGCCAGGCGTTGCAGGCGACAAAAAGCATCACAGGCGCCACTAACGCTACGCCCATTGCGATCACCTGCACAGCACACGGCTACAGCACGGGCGACACGGTGGTGATTGCGAGCGTGGGCGGAAACACCAACGCAAACGGCACTTGGGAGATCACCAATACTGGAGCCAATACGTTTACGCTTGACGGCTCAGCGGGTAACGCTGCTTACACCAGCGGCGGCAACGTGCGCCTCCGCAACAACACCCGCGTCAAGCTGGCCAGCGCCGTCACGCAAAACATCGCCAGCACGGGGCCAGGACGGGCGGCGTGGGTGGCTAGTGCAAACGTTATTACACTAGTAAATGCTGGAATAGGACCAAAAGAGCACTTCTATGCCGACCAAATAACAGTACAAACAGATTTTACAACAGGAAAAGCTGCTTACTACACACTTCCCGCCACACTTGACTTAAGCGGCTACCAGCAAGTTTCTTTCTGGATTCAACTTGGCACTCTGACATCAGGCCAAGCGGAATTGCGTCTTTGCTCAGATAGCATTGGTAATACCGCTGTAAACACAATAATCATCCCATCCGTCCCAGCAATTTCGCGCTGGCAGCCAGTTACTGTAGATTTAGGAGCTAATCTTGGGAGTTCAATTAATAGCATTGCTCTACACGTTACATCTGATTTAAGCACAACAGCAAACGTTGCCGTGTTTTTCTCCAACATCATCGCCTGCAAAGCTAGCAGCGCCGCCAACAGCCTCACGCTCACCAGCCTGATCGGCAAGAACACCACAGGCGAAACATTCTGGGGCATCCAAAGCATCAACGGCACCCGCGTGATGCTCGACGCTGACACCAACGCCACACCCACCAGCACCAGCGTGCGCGGCTACTACGGCACCAGCGAGACGGTCACCACATGGAAACGCGAAACCATCAAGCTGGGTCCAGCGGCATCGAGCAGCACGGCGTTGCAAACAGTTCAAGAAAGCGGCACGGATGGCAGCCCGATCACCTACAGCGGTGGTTGGGACCGAACGGCGATGAGCACGCAGAACTTAGAGACGTGGCTGGACGGGGTGAATGGGAATGGATACGCACTTTCATTTTCGAACAGAAGCTTCGTATCCCTGTCTAAGTTATCAGTAGCTCGCGCAGACGTTGCGGTAAATTTAAGCTCCAACTCTGTTTACAATACTTTGTCGGTTGACAACGTTGTCTGCTGCGGTTCAGGGCTGCTAAATATTACAAGTGGCGCATTTTTTAATACTTTTAATGTTGGTTACCTTGTGGGCGGAAGAGCATTTTTTGGTAGTTCATCTAACACAACTTTAAATTTATTGTATGGAATTTATAGCTCAAGTGCAGCAGGTATTGAAGTCGGAACTACCGCCATTGTCAAAGTAACAGGATCTGGCAGTGGCTCTTATATTGCAAATTCCGGGGCGAATGCAATTTCCTGTGGCACTAATTCTTTTGTAACAGCAAATAATTTAAAAATGGAAGCCAATTCGTCTCCAAGTGTATTTGGTGATTATAGTGCAGCCTCCTTTGGTTATTTTAGCAACTGCTTGCTAAACGACTCCACTGAATTTAGCGCTGGAGGCAATTACCTCACAACCCAATATGCTTCTCAGAATCACGACCAAACAGCAAACAACCATAAAATTTTTATGGATGGCGGTTTAATTTCTTCTGCTACCGATCAACGCAAAACCGCTAGCGGGATTAGCTGGAAACTACAGCCAACATCTACCACGCTGCGCACTTCGCTACGTCCCGTCACCCTATCCCTCGCCAAAGTCGCTTGCTCCGCCAACAACCTCGTCACCATCAAGGCTTGGATGCGCCGCGACAATGCTGGCCTCACCATGCGCCTGGTGTGCAAAGGCGGTCAGATTGCTGGCGTTGCTAGTGACGTTGTTTCCGCTCTCACCACCACCAACGCCTGGGAAGAGCTGACCCTCGTTTTCACGCCAACTGAAATCGGCGTGGTGGAGATCACCGCAGAATCCTGGGGCGGCACCACCAACTCAGGGTGGGTTGACGACATGACAATCTCGCAGGCTTAACCATGACCTATCACGTCCACGCTGTTGAACAAGACATGGCTGCCAAGTGGTACGCCCGTGTCGTTATCACCGAAGAGGAGGCCGTATTCCTCAAGTTCCAGGAATTTCCCACGATGGATGCCATCCAGGAAGCCGCCGAAAAGTACGTTGCCTC